GCTCCGTCGAGAGATGAGCATCTTCATCATTGGAGATGTCGTCTACCCAACGGGGAAACGCCGCCAGACAATTCGCAGTCTCTTCGATTATTTTAATAACGAAGGATTCTGGGTGTCTGGTGACTATAAGGCCGCCACTGATAACATGAACCTCAATGCGACGCTTCTGGCCCTTGAAGAATTCCTCAAATGCATGGTACATGATAAGTTCCTGGTTCGTCCTTATTCTGACGATCCTGAGGACCCAAACATGTACCCTCCCGTTCCTCTTGGTCCGACTGAGTTGCTCATCGCATTTCGTTCACTCGGCCGCCAAACGTTGGCTTACCCTAAGGGGTTCACCACACTGTTGGCGGCGGAGCTAACGACCCGAGGAGTCCAGCATCGGATTGTGGACGGTCGCGTTGAGGTTGATATGCGCAACGGTCAGCTCATGGGTAGTATTCTTTCTTTCCCGCTCCTTTGTTTTATAAACTTTTGGGCCTATTATGCGGCCTTTATGGAGTGGTATGAGACCTATCCTGGTATGTCCACCAACCATGCCGGCCTGCCGACTCCGGATAAGATGCCTGTCCTCATTAATGGGGACGACATCGCTTTCCGCGCCGACAATCGCCTCTATGGCATATGGAAGGCCAAGATAGCCCAGTTTGGACTTAAGTTGTCCGTGGGGAAGAATTACACCCACCCCGGTCTTGTCACGATAAACTCTCAGTTGTTTGTCTATCATGTCAAGCCCTGGGTGGCCCAAGAGCCTTGGACACCATTTGCGTTTGAGGAGATCCCGTTCTTGAATGTTGGGCTCCTCCTTGGCCAAACGAAGCTTCAGGGCAAGGTGAAGAAGACTATAGGCGCCCGCAAAGGGGCCTTTGCAATGCCTCTTAATGGTCAGTATAACACTGTCATCAGAGGTGCCCGGGACCCCGTCCGCGCCCATAACCGGTTTATCCACTATCATGTGGACCGGATACGGCACGAGACGCAGTCAGGCTTCTATAATCTATTCTTACCACCTTGTTTGTATGGGCTGGGTTTCGTGAACCATGCCGTCGTTGACACGTCGGTCTACACGTTCACCCAACGGAAACTCGCTGGATATAAAATGTCCTTGATCAGTTCGTACTCTACTGCCGAGTGGCGTGAGCAGAGCACAATTTCTGAGCTGCTAAGAGGATTAATTTATGTTACCGATAAATATGCGCCAGAATTCCCGGTCCTCGAGCGATCTGGAGCCGTAGTGCTCCTGAGCCGTGAGGATCTGGGTTCCCAAGATCCGGAGCGGTATGTAACCTGGAAGGATTACATACAGATCCGCCAACCCCCCTTTTATGGGATTGCGGATACAAAGCAACCGGATTACACCATAGTCTACCCTAAGCGTCGTGAACTCCGTTCGATTTTGTCGAAGGAGCTCACGATGCCTAAGGCAAGGGCCCTCAAGGACTTTGAGGGTGACTATAAGGTGTGGGTAGATATTAAGGCGCTCGCGGTATCGCCGAGCGGCACCCGCTACTTTGGCGTCATGTCACATGACGTCCTTCCCCTTGCAATTCGCGTGCAAGGCCGCTACCAGGGTCTAATGGGTGAGCCTTTTATGGCTAACACCCAGGTCCTCGGTGGCGTGCTTGTTACGCCTGCAGGGAAAGTAGCGTTGGTGTAAAATGCGAAGGGGTTCCCTCCTTACGGTCCAAATCCGGGCGGTGCCTGGAGCTAAAAGATACGTGATCGTATCCCAATGCCCAACAGACTACACGGGCCGACCCAAAGGGGAGAGGGGATGGATAGTCGCCAGAATAGGAACTGGGCGGCACCCGACCGAAATCCTAATGAATAAGCAGCAGCAGAAGAATAAGAAGACACCCCCTGCGCAGGGGAAGCGTCAGACTAACAAGAAAGCCAAGGCAACTGTTATTGCCTCCCTACCTAAGAAGCTCGTCATAGAGGGCCGTAAGGCTCGTTCCTTTGGCGGGCGTTCCTTAGCTTTTAATCCCTGGGAGACGAAGTACCTTCGCACCCTCCTGAACCCTTTCGATCAGGACTATGCGGGGACTCGTGTCCCTAACTACGTACCCTGTCACACTGCGGTGCGCCAAGTTCGAGCACTCGTCTCTGTGACGAGTGACTCGACCGGTAATGCATATATACTATGCACGGCTTCTCCTACGTTTGCCATTGCCACGCAGAAGGGGACCCTGAGTAATGTCGGGGCCTCCACTCAGCAGTACACTGGCACAACCGACTCTATCCTTGAGGCGGCCACTATCACCAACCTGCAAAACGCGTTTACGAATCTTCGTGTCGTTTCCTGGGGCATTCGCATCAGGAACAACATGAGTTTCTCCGCGGTTACAGGTCGTCTGATAGTGGCTCCGATGATCGTCCCTGAATGGGCGATCCCGGGTGAGCCGATGATATCGCAGTCCAACACCGATGGTGCCGCTAGTTTGGACAGTCTCCTGAATAACGCTATCGCCAATGTGTGCCCAACTGTGTTGGGCTCTGGTATTATTAATTTACCAGGTGCAGAGGAGATGCAGCTGGACCAACTGATCAATACCGACCTACTTTTGGCCGGTCGACCAGTTGGTCCGGCGGCATATGCCTTCCGGAATTGCGTTAATCAGACTGAGAGTGATGGTACGTATTTTGTTATCGGTCGCAATAGTTATGCGACGGTTGCTGGTGGGGTAGTGTCTAACAAGGCTCTATCCGACGTGCAGTCCTTAGCAGCCGATTGGTGTTCTTACGCCATCGTCGCCACGGGATTGCCCAATAGCACGGCTGCCTTCGACCTCGAGATAATTTACAACCTCGAGGGCCAGAGCACCGTGCTCACCAACAACACAGGTGTGACCCAGGTCGTCCAACCCATGGAGCATCTTGTCTCAACTGCTACTATTGAGCAGATCTGGCAAGCTGTCGATGTGGTCGGAAAGGCCATCACCTTTGCGAAACCGATTGGGATGCGTGTAGGGAAGTCCCTCATGCAGGGACTGGCTAACATGATGCGTTAGTCTGGGGGACGCCGGGAAGGGAATGGATTAGTCTTCCATCCCAGTGGTTTGGGAATAAGGATGTTATGGGTAGCGCAATGGCCGAGGTAGCGCCCACTTCATTGGAGTTGGGCGGTCAACCACAGTAAGTGCGCAAGACATGGTGGAAAAGCGAGGATGGTACTCCTGTGAGATCGATAGGCTGAGAGCCTTCTCCCCAACAGGTCCCCCTTGGGGGACGTACGTCCTAGGCTCGGAAATCAGGATTCGCTCCGATTGTGCGAGCTTCCATTCCATGTCCTCTGTAGCCGGGTTGGCACGAAAGCAGACCATAGCGCCGCCTCTGGATGGACTTCCAGAGGGGGCTCCATGGCCGGCCTTGAACCGTAGATGGGAGAGATAGCCGACAAAGGCAATTCTCCGAGCTACACGGCCTAACCAGAGACCCTGTGTGTAGACTACGCCTGGATGAGCGAGGGGGATACGCGGTCCATCAAAGGATACCGCTGGGAGGTACTAATGCCTCCCGTAACTGAGCGAGCTCTGACAAGTGTCAGGAACCCGGTGGGGCGGACGCATGGTCCGTGTCGCTGGGGTTTCCAGGAATATAGCTACACTACCAAACCACAAAGACAGATAAACGTCCTGTCTCTCTTCCCATCTTCTGG